ACTGCCGGGACTTATTAATCCCGAACGGGAAATTTGTTATTTCTGTTCCGTATGAGTTAAGTCTGGGCGCATGGCAAGATCCTACTCATGTACGGGCATTTAACGAGAATAGCTGGCTGTACTACACTGACTGGTGCTGGTATCTGGGCTGGGACAAGGGCTTTAAGTTGACAGAGATTCAGTTTAAGTTGACAGAACTGGGCACAGAGATGTCTGAGGCTGGAGTTCCCGATCAGGAAATTCTGAGAACACCGAGGGCGGTAGATTCCATGAAGGTAACATTGTGCAAGCAATAGTCATCTGTACGGTTAAGAACCCCGGCATTACGGTATTGCTGGAGTCAATCAGGGTATATGCGCCCTCGATCCCTGTATACCTATCTGGGAATAGTCTGGAGCTTTGGCATAGAGCCAAGTCAATCCTGCCTAATCTGGTGTGGAGGCCGAATCAGGCTGATAATTTCGGCGATGCTTACAATGTAGCTACAAACTACGCTTTTGAGCATGGCAAGTACGACTCAGTAATCCTCAGTAATGACGATGTGGTGCTGAACCCAGACACTATGAGGTTACTGGCGGCAGATGCGGAAATTCTGGAATCAACGGGCATAAATCTCGGAATTTTGGGAGCAAGATCGGATTACGTATTGCCAGACCAGAACATTAGGTTCCCTGTTTACGATGATAAACAAGAGGGACTAAGATGGGCAAGTGAGGCACAGATTAAGGAGACGGGAGTAATCGCCCCTATCTTTGCCAGCATAAGCAGGAAGGCATGGGATACGGCTAAGTTTCCTAGCACTAATTGGTATTCCGATAATATAATATGTCATGACCTGCTAGAAGCGGGTTATAGGCATTTCGTCAGCCGGGCTTATGTGCATCACGCAGGAAGCCAGACAGTAGGCACAGACTTCAAGAAATGCCATGAGGAGCCACGAGAGTGGATAAAGGCTAACAGGCCGGATATGTACGAGGTGTATTATGGCTGACGTAAGATCAACGCCAATTTCAAATTATCCAGCTTATTATGGCGCTGGTTTGCTTAGTGGTATCAACGAGGCTGTTAGTAAACCATTTGGGTACGAGAACGATCCTGTACGAGCATTGACTAACTTGCTTGGTGTTCCTGCCTTTGTAAAGACACTAGAAAACACTGCTTACGGGATGCCAAACACCCGTGGTGCTGGTATGGCTACCCAATTACGTCCAGAAGCTAAAGAAACAGTGGGTGCTCTTTTGCCAGTGGCCCCCGGTGCTGCAAGACTTGCGGCTCGTGGTGCTGTTGCTGGCGGTAAATATATTGCTCCTCAAGTAGGTGGTTTGCTTGATGATTATGCGACAAAAACTGGTTTGCAGATGTATGCGTACAGGCCAACAACACCAAAAAAACCAGACCCATCTGTCGGTACAAGATTTGAGAAAGAATATATTGGTGGATTGGCTGAGAAAAAACCAGTAAAGATTGAGGATTATAAAGACGCTAGTCTTATGATTATGCCTTGGGATAGCTCAAGCAGAAATTTTAGAATAAAGAGCGTTTCAGATATTCTTTTGCCACGGCAATATATTACTCATGGAGGCCAAGATTACGCTAGAGACCTTGGTCATATGGCAGACGAAATTGCAGGTGCGTCAAATTTTGGTATTGCTAGTCGAATAGCTGGTAGAGATGAAGTTGCGAGAGCAGAAAACTTATTGGCTGGTGGTTCAGGAAATGTAATTCATATGCCATCAACAATGGGTGAGTTTGGTGAAAATTTCTCAGTTCAGCCAGTTAGTCTTTTGCTTGGAATTGCCGATTCTGGGAAATTATCTAAAGCAAATATCAAAGCGTTTGACCAAAGCGTAAAAGATTTTAAAGTTCCCAAGATGGTTGGAGATAAAAGAGTAGTAACCCAGCCGTTTAAAGACTTTAAGGGAATTATGACTGAGGAGGGTCGAGCGCAGCTTTATGCCCCGGATGGTGGTGAGCTAAGAAAAGCAGTAACTAATAGGTTTTATTTAAAAAAAGCTGGTCAAAACAATCAACAGTTATTTGGCTTTAATGCAGAGGATGTTGTTGGCGCAATTACTGATGAGTCATTGTTAGGGGTTCCAAAGGGATACATAGGGAATACAGTAATCATGTCTCCAAGTGGCGGTATGAAGCTAACAAAATCAGCTAATCCCACTTACGATACAGATTTTTCTGGAATTTATCAGGGAACTCTCGGCACAAATGTCCCAGTTGAAGTTCTAATGCCAAAGACTTTTGAAAAGATTGCAAAAGAGTTAAGTGGCAGAAATGCTGATTTACGCACAATGACATTAGGTGCTTTAGAAAAGCGCAAAGAAGGAGTCTCTGAGATTATTGATGACAGGGTAATAGAAAGCTATTACAACTATCTTAAAGACCAAAAAGCTAAAGGATTACTCGACTGAGTATTGACTAGACAGTAACTGAGATTTAAGCAAAAGAATAGAATCTTCCAGTAATGCAATAAAATCATCTTCTGGTAGATCAAGAGACTCAGAGTCATAGTTAACATTCATTACATTATTTTCTATTTCGATAGTGATTTTCATATTTCCTCCAAGTGAACTATCATTATACGTAAATATTAATTTGACGCAACAAGTTTAGACAGCATGACATCCAAAGGATAATGCAATTATGGAAACAAATAGCGATAAAGAAACTCTTAAAATCGGAGATGGACTAGCAGGGCCGGGCAGACCTAAAGGTACGCCTAATAAGTCAACGTTAGTAGTAAGAAACGCTATAGCTACTCTATTGGAGCGCAATGTTCCTTTTATGGAGCGATGGCTTCAGAGGGTAGCTGAGGGCGATGAGGTACTAGGAATTAAGGCTGATCCGCATAAGGCACTGGATATTATGCTCAAGATGAGCGAGTACCATATTCCTAAGCTGGCTAGGACTGAGGTTACTGGCCTTGATGGTGCTCCTCAGCAGCACGTGGTCACATGGCAGAAGTAATCGAGATTGCCTACAAGCCAAGGGAGCAGCAGTTAGCTATCCATGAGGCAGTAGATAACCACAGGTTTACGGTCGTAGTGGCCCATCGTCGTATGGGGAAAACTGTAAGCGCCATCAATCACCTGATAAAGGCTGCCATTGAGTGCAAGAAACCAAACCCTCGATTTGCTTATATTGCGCCTACTTATGCTCAATCTAAGCGTGTCGCTTGGGATTATCTGCTTGAGTTCACTCGTCCTCTGGGAGCAGTGGCAAACATATCAGAACTCAGGGTGGACTTTTGGGGCAGACGGATTAGTCTTTACGGATCTGATAACGCTGATAGCCTCCGTGGTCAGTACTTTGACGGTGTGGTGCTGGATGAGATCGGAGACCAAAACCCTAAAATCTGGAACGAGGTCATCAGGCCAGCGTTAGCAGATAGGAACTCAGATGATGAGCCTACATGGTGTTTGTTCATTGGTACGCCTAAAGGTCGGAACCATTTTGCTGACTTCAGGGATAGGGCGCAGACAGCAGAGGGATGGAAGCTGCTTGAGTTCAGGGCCAGCGAGACGGGTATCCTCAATGAGAAGGAACTCTGGGGCGCTCGCAAGGAGATGGGCGAGGACAAGTACCAGCAAGAGTTTGAGTGTTCCTTTAACGCAGCAGTCGAGGGTAGTTATTATGGTCAGATTATTAACGATCTCGAAACCAAGAGCAGAATCACGACTATTGACCGGGATGACCTTTGCCGGTCTTTTGTTGCTTGGGATCTTGGCATGGGTGACTCTACTTGTTTATGGGTTGCTCAGTTGGCTGGCAAGGAAATCAGGCTTATTGACTGCGTCGAGAACCACGGAGTCGGTCTGGACTGGTATGTATCGTGGCTGCGAGAGAATAGGTACGAAGGCTTCGGGCAGATCCTCCCGCACGACGTTGAGGTGAGGGAGCTAGGCACAGGCCGTAGCCGTAAGGAAGTGCTGCAAGAGGCTGGGCTTGAGATTACCGTGGCTCCAAGGCTGTCTGTAGCCGATGGGATACAGGCTGTCAGGCGTATCCTGCCTAGATGCTGGTTTGACCACAAGACTAAGGCTGGCCTAGACGCTATACGCAACTACCGTAGGGAATACAACGAGAAGCAGCAGGTGTTCTACGATAAGCCACTGCACGACTGGTCTAGCCATTACTCAGACGCTTTCAGATACTTGGCTATTGGGCTTGACGAGAGCGACGATTCATGGTCATCAGACTTGCCTATCAATACCAAATGGGTTGTATAATAGGCAAAATTCCTGTAAGGGTTTGCTATGAAGATGGATGAAGGCATGATTAAGGGCATCCTTGAAGCTGAGATTGATAACTCAATCGGCTTCATCGAGACCGAGACTACAGAAGAGCGTCGCAAGGCGCTAGATTACTATCTTCGCAATCCCTATGGGAACGAGGTAGAAGGCCGTAGCCAGATCGTTACTGGCGAGGTAGCTGAGGCCATTGATGGTGCGCTGCCACAACTTATCCGAGTCTTTACGACCACTGAGGATATTGTCTACTTTGAGCCTAAGAGCGCGGACGCTGAGGAGTCTGCCAAACAGGCTACAGACTACTGCAACTGGGTGTTCTACCGTGAGAACGAAGGTCTGCTGATCCTGCATAACTGGTTCAAGGATGCCCTGCTCCAGAAGGTAGGCGTGGTCAAGTCCTACTGGGATGAGTCTGAAGATGTTATCAAAGAAGAATACAAGAACCTGACTGAGGATGAGGTAGCCCTGCTGCTATCGGATGAGTCCTTGGAGGTTGTCCAGCAGGAAGTCGAGTTCATTGAGGCCGGTATTGATATGATGGGCCAGCCGATTATGGCTCCTGTCTATGAGATCGAGGTCAAGCGGGTTAAGAAGTCCGGCTCCGTAAAGATTGAGAACGTGCCTCCCGAGGAATTCCTGATCTCCAAGGCTGCTAGAACTATTGAGGATGCTCCCTTTGTAGCCCATCGAAAGCTAATGCAGCGGTCAGAATTGATTGCGCTTGGCTACGATAAAGACATCGTAGATGAGCTACCTTCTTATGATGATCTGACGTTCAGCCCTGAGCGCGTTGCTCGCTTTGACCAAGGTGAACAGCCAGACGAGGCGCAAAGCCTTGACCCTGCCATGCAGACGGTTGAGGTATACGAGTGCTATATACGGATTGACGAGGACGAAGACGGTATTGCCGAACTGCATCGTATTGTCTATTGCGGCTCGGAGATCCTTGAAGATGAAGAATGTGACTACATCCCGTTCCACAGCATTTGTCCTATCCCTATTCCCCATAAGTTCTTCGGTCAGTCTCTGGCAGATCGGACTATGGACATCCAGCTTATCAAGTCCACTATTACTCGTCAGTCTCTGGATAACCTGTATCTGACGAACAATAACCGGGTTGGCGCTGTTGATGGTCAGGTGAATCTGGATGACCTGCTGAACGCTACGCCGGGCGGTATTGTGCGGATGAAGAACCCTAACGCTCTGGTTCCGCTGTCTGTTCAGTCTACGTTCGGTCAGGCGCAGCCGATGCTGGAGTACATGGATGCGGTACAGGCCAAGCGTACTGGCGTTAATGACGCGCAACAAGGTCTTGACCCGGATGTGCTGTCGAATGTAACGGCTGCTGCTGTTGCTGCGATGATGAAGTCTAACTCTGGCAAGCTGGAGTTGATTGCCCGTATCTTTGCTGAGACTGGCGTTAAGAGCCTGTTTAAGGGGATTCTGCATCTGTTGGGCAAGTATCAGGACAAGCCTAAGATCGTCCGTATGCGTGGCAAGTATGTGCAGTTTGACCCTCGCACATGGAACAATGAATACGATGTGTCGGTCAATGTTGGTCTGGGTTCAGGTGACCGGGATCAGAAGCTGACGATGCTCCAGATGATTCTTGCCAAGCAGGAACAGATCATTCAGCAGTATGGCCCGTCGAATCCTCTGGTCTCGATTGGTCAGTACCGGAATACATTGGCTAGGTTTATTGAGGCGGCAGGGTTTAAAGACGCTAATGCCTTCATGAACGAGATTAGCCCTGAGATGGATGCTCAGTTGTCGCAGCCACAGCCGCCTACTCCTGATGCTCAGGCAGAGATGACTAAGATGCTGATGGACGTAGAGCGTGAGAAGACACAGGCTAAGTCGCAGATTGATGCAGCCAAGCTAGATCTGGAACGTCAGACGCTAGAGGCTGAGTTCACCCGCAAGGGCATTGAGATGCAGATGAAGAACCAGAAGGATCAGGCTGACATCCGTATCAAGGAGGCTCAGTTAGCAGTACAGCAACTGCAAGCTATTCTGGCTATGGACTTAGCAGACGAGGACAGCCGTAACAAACAGGCTGAGATTGTCCTGAAGACGATTAAAGAACTGGGGAGCCTGACTGGTGGATAAAGCACAGTGGGCTATTAACCTGCTTCGTGAACCTATGTGGCAGGAGATGATGGAAGAACTCCGAGGCACAGAGATTAACAAGTTTGCAATGAGTGATTATGCGGATATTGAGACTAGGGAACAAGCGTATATGCGCCTCCGAGTCTTAGAATCCATTGAAACCTATCTCGACGGCATCGCTGCTCAGAAGATGATTGACGAGAAAAGGATGAAGATTTTGTAACCCGTGTCGGGCGGTTCCCGATATAATTTAGGAAACATAAATGAGCGATACTCAGAACACGACTCCCGAGGGAAGTGGTGAGTTAAGTGTAAGTGGTGCAGCAGACGCTATCTTGGGTCTAATGGGCGGTGATGAAGGCTCCGAACAGGAACAACCTAAACGCCGACTAGAGGCCAACGACAGCGATGCCGAATCTGATGAGTCTGAGTCTTATGAAGAATCAGACGAGTCGGAGGTAGAACAAGAAGATGGCGAGGATGAGTCAGAAGAACCTCAGAAATACCGTGTTAAAGCCGCTGGCGAAGACCGGGAGGTAACCTTAGATGAACTCATTAAGTCTTATCAACTTGGCACTGACTATACCAAGAAATCGCAAGCTGTAGCTGAGGAACGTAAGGCGGTTGAGGCCGAGCGCCAAGCGGTTCAAGAAGCTAAGGCTATGCGCGATCAGTACGCGCAAAGGTTGGAACTCATCGAGCAGATGATAAACCAGCCGCAACAAGCAGAGGATCTGGACTACCTGAAAGAGACTGACCCGATTGGCTATGCCGTGAAGGTCGCTGAGATGTCTCAGAAGGAGAAGCAGTTAGCGCAGGTTCGTGCTGAACGGGAGAGAATCTCGCAACAGCAGGAATATGACAGGCAACAACAGATGCGGCAAATGGTTGCTGCTGAGTCTGAGAAGCTGGTCGCTGCGATACCTGAGTTTGCTGACCCGTCTAAGGGCGAATCAATCCGAAAGGATATTCGGACTTACGGTAAGCAGATGGGATTCTCTGATGAGGAATTGGCTAATGTGTTCGATTCCCGAGCAGTTCTGACGCTGTTTAAGGCTATGCAGTACGACAAGCTACAGTCGAGTAAGCCTTCTGTTAATAAGCGTGTCCAAGAGGCTCCTAAGGCGATTAAGCCCGGTGTTTCTAAGCCACGAGACGGTAATAGCGAGGAACTGAAGAAACTTAAAGCGCGAGCGAAGTCATCCGGTCGGGTGGCAGATGCCGCAAGTGTATTTGAACGATTCTTATAAGGAATTACATCATGGCAATTTATAATGCTTACGACGCTGTTGGTCAGCGTGAAGACCTTACCGATGTTATCTACAACATCTCGCCTACCGAGACTCCTTTCATGTCTTCGATTGGCAAGACCAAAGCTACGGCTGTTTACCACGAGTGGCAGACCGACAGCCTTGCAGCCGCTACTACCAATAACGCTGCTGTTGAAGGTGCTGATGCTT